CAGTTTAACGGAACCTTTGTTCAGTCAACGCTTATGGCATCTTCGGGAGGTTCATCGCATACGATGACACAAACATCGTTAGTTGTTATATCATCTGTCATTGACGTCATAAAGCTTACCGTGGCGTCATCGTTGGCGGGCCAATCGTTGGCTTCTGGTAGCATCACTATCACACGAGTCTAACCATGGCGATACAGTACGTCATAAAACTGTACGACGATGCTGGGGTGCCGGTCGGCATCGTCACCCCGCTCGACATCGCAGTGGTGCACAAAGTCAACACGCCAAGCGTAGCGACGTTCTCGGTGAACCTCAATGCGCCAGTCGTTGCCAATTTGGACTACGGATACATCATCGAGATTATCCGAAGCGACCCGGCGATTGGAATGCAGGCATACACAGAGTTCACCGGCTTCATACGGTTTTGGGATCGCATCTACGGACAGAATCCCGTAATGAAGGCAACGGCAGTGGATGCGCAGTGCATCTTGCAATCTCGCGTCGTTGCATGGTATCCGAATCTTTCCGGCGTCTCGTTCTTCAATACCGCAGCGTTCCCGACCGCATCGTCAATCATGACGAATCTTTGGAACTACAACATTGGCAGCCTCGCCAACGGCAATCCGCCAGGCATGACAGCGGCGCTCACACGGCGCTACGGCACGAAGTTGCAACGATGGGCCGACGGACGTGTTACGACCGCAACCAACGCCACCAACCTCGGTATCGGCGACGCTATCGAACTGTCATGCAGTGGCGAAAACGTTTACGAAACCATGGTCAAAGTTGCGGACATTGGCGGTCTTGACTTTACCGTCAACTTCGACCGTGCGACGCTTGGCTATTCGCTATTCTACGCTGACAACCTCGGTGCCGACCGTACCAGCTACGTCAAATTCAGCCAAGCCAACAACACCGTCGGCAACCTAAGCCGCTCTACGAATCTCATGAACTACGGCACGTTGTTTCATGGCGTCGGGAGCAAAGGCAAAGACAAGAACCCGATACGCGCCAAATTCCCAACGACAGACCCGACCGGCGTCGATTTGCGCGAAGTCTACGTCAAGGGAAGCGACCAAACCAACGAGAACCAACTGCGCAGCCTTGCTCGGTCTCGGTTTCGTCGCCAACGCTTCAAGATTCAGGCATATGACATTGAAGTATTGCAGTCGGGAGCGTGGCGCTACGGTCGCGACTATTTCCTTGGCGATCTCGTCGAAGTCGATGCGCAGACTGGCACGCCATTGACGCGCAAGGTGCAAGCGGTGTCATTGTCGATGAGTTCGCAAGGAGTCGAGGAGGTGCGCATTGACTTGGCTGCAATCTGATGAAGCGCAATTGATGCGCGACCGCATGAGTACCGCAGAGCGTCGTGATGATGCGGTGTTCATCTCATTGACCCGCACCGCGACGCTGAGCATCACCACGGCAGGCGTCATCGTGACATGGCAAGCCGTCATAGACAGCGGCGGAGACATCACGGCGTCGGGCTCGTCCATCACCGTGCCCATCGCTGGATACTACAAGATAACCGTTATCGGCTCTTTGGCTGTACGCGACATCATCCACGGTGATTTAGTCGTCAATTCTGTTGACGTTTGCTCAATGGGCACGGGAGCGCAGAGAGATGTGAAGTTTCGGCACACCGCTACCCGATTTTTCAAAGCCAGCGACGTGGTGCAGTATCGAGCGCATACCCAAACAGGCACGCACACGCTCCAAGTGGTAACCGAAGACAGCGCAGGCGAGTCGCCTATATTGCACATGGTGCTGCTATGATTTTTCGCATCTACGATCCAAAGAACATTACCTATGCGTACTTCGATGAGTACGGGGAAGAGTACGCAGTATTGCCCGACGGTGCCGACGTCGAAGAGCGTCCGTACACCGAAGCGCAGGCCATGCAGGCACTTCGCACAGAACGCAATCTAAGGCTCGTAAATTCTGATTACACGCAATTGCCCGATGTGAATCTTTCCGAGGCTCAGGTGGAAGCGTGGCGCGTCTATCGTCAAGAACTGCGTGACATCACCGAAAACATCGTGTGGAATGTGACGACGTGGCCATTGAGACCGTAGTATAATCAGCGTATCGCCTCGGTGTCCTATTCTTGGCAGAACTGCATCGCGGTGATACAATGAAGACGTCGTACGCGGTGCCTTTCCCGCTGACGGTCATCTGCATCAACGCCGTCCCATCACGGGGCGGCGTTGGTGTATGCAAAGAGCCCCGCATCGGTTAAGATGCGGGGCCTCTTTGTATCTGCTGTTTGCGCAATGGTTGCCGTTAGGTGCACCTCGTCAACCATCGTGCCGGTCGTCACCGAGCAGAGCCTACAGTCGGGCGTGATTACGATATCTAATGACCGGCTGTTGTTGCACTTCATTGTAGCATTGCAGCAACTCGTCGAAAAATCATCAAAGATAGGAGTTGACAAGATGAATGTGTATACGGTAATATAGCGATGTGGGAATTTGTTACACAGAAAGGCATGGCGATGGAGAACTATTATCTGATTTGGCTGTTTGCAATGAAGGCAGCCACGTACCGCGTCAAGATCGCGACACGTCAGCGCAACGCAGACGCAACGTACACACACGAGCAAGCTATGGAGTTGGAGCAATCCATACTTCGCGTCGTACAAAAGTCTTGGGTCGGGTCAATCACGTTGACTGCACCGTGTGGCTGTTCGTACATCTTCGAGAAGACCGAGCACCACGCTGACCACATCTGCGGTACGCATTGGGTACACATGGTCTTCAACGGTGAAATCGATGAGTAAGCCAACGATTGACGCTGACCTGATGCAAATCAGCGCAGAGGTTCGCGAGTTGCGCCAACGGTTGTTTGTGTACCTGACGATGCGAGAAAAAGAACGGTACACCGCACTGATGGCGAGGATGGCGCAGTTGTCCCGGGTCATCGAGCAACGCAAGAAAGAGCATGAGGAGGGGGAGCGATGAAACAAACACACATCAACAACATCAAAGAGTACGCAGTGCAGGCAGAGCGAGCGCTGGTCGATATCAAAGGGATGATTCTGTTGTACCGCAACCATCCCGACGAACTGAGACACTACGCTTTGCAACAATTGGTCGGCGAGCTCTACACCAAGACCTGCGCCATGCTCTACGAATCCAGCATGATCAGCGACGAAGAAATCAAAGAGGGCAAGCGATGATGAGACTACTCTTTCCTAAATGGTTTGCATCCGAGGAAGCAAAGCAAACACCGGTGCGTGATTACGACCAAGAATATTATGAAGATATGCGCATTCATCGTAAGTTGGTACGCGAAAATGAATTGCGTAGGTACAAAGACTGCAGTCTTGACGGATTGGCAAACGCGTTTGGTATGTTGCACCTGACCGACCAAAACCATACCGAGAATATCACGCTGGTACCTGAAGGCGTAAAAATGACGTTCAGGTATTACAACATCGAGAGCGGCGACAAAGCCTGCACAGCGGTGTTGCATGATCGTCCGCAGGACTACGATGAAAAGATATACGGAGAGCGTAAAACCGCAAAGGTAGAGTTTTTCATCGGTGATGATGTTGCGATATATCCAGCGCTAAAAATTGCCGTTGCAGAATTGATGCGACAACGTGCAGAGAATGGAGAGCAATACCCGTGGTGACCGTGCTCGTTGGTGTGGTCTTGATGGCAGCGGTGTTCATGCTGAGCACCGCCATTGTTGAAAGGTGGAAGTGATGCCTGTTTACTTGATGTTTGGTCTTGGCCTTGCAGTAATTACCGGATGGGCGATTGTTGGATACGTGTTGTTGCACGGAACACGAATTCATATATACGCATTGTTCTTGTTTGCTTGGGTAGTTGTCTTTGCTCTGTGGTGGTGGCAATTATGATTTTGGTGAAGCTTACTATCCGATGGACGGAAGGAATCTACACACCGTGCTTGATGGCGGTCAAAGAAAAAGATGAGAAACTTTCGCCGGGGATACACGAAAGAATATTTCATTATCTCGGCAGCAAACACGACATCTACAAGGGATACAAGACTGAGGATTGGGAGATTGTCGACATCGAGCGCATGATCGACACATCAGCAGAAAAGAGCAAGTAATGACCCGCTTAGAACTGTACTACCGATGGCTCACAATGCGCGTCTGGGTTCGCTCGATGGGGCACTACTACGAAGTCGAGGCCGAGCACGCCGATGGATCTGCCAGCATCAAACTTTGCTATACCCGTGACTCTGCGTTGGCGTACGTCGATGCACTGCGCAAAGAAGGGAACCGCAAAGAATGCCAATTCTGACATGGGTGCGCGACGGCTCACGCATCAAGGCAACGCACAAGACGAAGTCTCGCACCTTCGTCTTCACCTGCGCCATGACCTACGCAGGACGGTTTCGCGTCGATGTCTTCACACAGGAAACCAAAGCACAACACGCTTTCACCTCGGACACCATCGAAGGGGCAATGAAGATTGCGGAGCAATTCGCAGCGAAGCGGCCGAAGATATGAAATACAACCCCGAGAGCGCAGAGCGGTACGTACAGGGTCGCGGCGAAGAGTTTCGCCGCGACCTCTTCAACAAGAAGATGACCCAGCGCGCAATGGCAGAGAAGTACGGAACGACGCAGTCTTGGATATCAATACTACGCGCAGCGGTTGTACCTCGCGAGCAGCGGCGCAGTCCGCACGAAGTCACCCCGGAGATGCTCGCTGCGTTCAAATCATCAGCCACTTCGAGGAAGCTCGCCAAGCGGTTCAAGATTTCGTACAACACCTTGGAGCGCTTGCGTCGACGGCACATCGGTACAAGGATTTCCAAAGAGTTGCGACTTACACCGTCGGCCATGGCGCTTCTTCGGTCAAAGTTTAGCAATGTACGCGTGGGCAAAGCGCTGGGCTATCACGCGGCAACCGTGTGGGAGTGGCGCATCAAACTGGGCATTCGCAAACCGACGGTCAAGACCGTGATTACCGAGGAGCAACGCGCAATCCTCAAAGAGTGCGCATCACGCTACGAAGCGGCCAAGCGTCTCGGGATGGCGGTTGACCGCATCAAACGTTGGCACTTCTTAGTACAGGAGGGATACCTATGATTCACCGAGACGACCTACGCTACACTGACGACGTCATAGCCACGCTACAGAGTAGCAACCCGCTCTGGTACATCGCCAATGCGCTCAACATCGACATCGCAGATGTGAAGTACCACTATGCCGAAGTGATGACCATGAGCCACAAAGGCACCGTGCTACCACTGCGCATCGATGACACGCGGTTGACCAGCTTTCGACGGCCTCAGCGACCATATACAAAGTCTGCAATGATGCCACGCGATCCGCAATGGTACAAAGAGCGCACCGTGACCGAGATTGCCGACGAGCTCGGTCAAGAGCTCACCTTCGTTAAGAGCTTTGTGTATCGCTGGGGATACAAGACGAAGCGAGCCATCATGGGCACACGGTACCGCACGGAGTGGCCAACTGACCCAGCGTACTACGCTGCACGCACTTCACAACAAATTGCCAACGAGCTTGGTCTATGTGTAACCACGGTACAGCACCACACGCGAAAACACGGCATCAAACTACATCGAGCGTACCGCTTCGTCGACTGGCCAACGGATGCGCAATGGTACGCAGAGCGCACGTCGGTGGAGATTGCCAAGATACTCAACACCAACAATGACACCATCCAAGCGCATTGCAAAAAGCACGGGTTAACCATGAAGCCGTTCCGTAAATTTATCAGATGGCCCAAAGACCCGCAATGGTACGCAGAGCGGACACGTCAAGAGATTGCCGACGAGCTTGACGTCACCTACAGCGCAGTTGCTCGCCACGTCTGGACGTACCGCATCAAATGCAAGAAAGAGCCGCATCACATGCGAGAGAAGTTCAAACGTGCAAAAACAACCACTTGACACCGATTCGCATATACGCTAATATACGGACATCCCGACGCGGCATAGATGACCGACGCGGTACAGAAAGGCAACGACCATGATGAAGCACATGACCCCAGCCGAAGCAACCGAGATGCGCACCACGATTTGCCAGCGCTCCGACTCGTTCGTCGAGTTCGCTCTGCAGATCGCACGCAAGACCGGCGACGTGCTCGCAGTGGAACTCTTCGAGGCTGAGCAGAGCCGTCGCATCACGTTGCAAATCCTCGCCATGGTGCAACCGCTGGGCGCCATCCCAACTATGAAGGACTAAGCATGCCAATCCCAGTGACGAGCGCCACCAACCCGGGGCGCTCTTGGTACCGACTGAGCATTCACTTCGATGCCGAAGCCATGGACGCACTCGTTAAACTCACCGAGCGACTGAGCGAGTCCTACGGCACCAAAGTCAGCCTGAGTCAGGCAATCCGCACCGCAGTAATTGACACCGAGCGCGAAACGCGCAGCAATGAGGAGAATCACGATGAGCTTTGAACTTGACCTAAACGAACTTGGATACACGCCAGAACGCGAAGAGACCGGCGATGGTATCCCACGGATCAGCTGGCTGTCAACCACGAAGACCAAAGGCGTCGTCGGCAAGTTCTACGCACGTGAGACGGCGTTGCCGTCGCTGCTCGCACCGTGGACGCACGACGAGTTGTTCGACGACGAAGCGGGATTCACTGCAACCGACCTGCGCATCATCGTTCTGCGCACACGCACCCAAGCGTACAGCGAAGAGACGAACAACGGCATCCGCACCAAGACGTGGCACACGCACTGGAAGCCCAATGCAGGCATGCGGCTCTACACTGAGATTCTTTGCTTCATCGAAGGATACGACGACGTCGTGGTCTGGCCAGTGAAGGGCTTGGTTGGTCGTGGCGTGACCGCTGCTCGCGGTGAATCCATCTTCAGCGCTATGCGCGAAGTGGAGAAAGAAGCACGCAAGACGGCGAACCGTGACATCCCTTCGTTCATGTTCTGGACACCCATTACCCAGCCCAAAGACAAGAAGGGCCGCGTCGTCACCATCGACACGGGCTACGGCTCAAACGTCGTCATACCGCAGGTCGGCTTCGACGTCAATGCGATCAACCGCGACTTGTGCGCTTCGCTCTACGTTGGCAAAGAGCGCATGGCCTTGGCTGCCGAAGCGTTTGCAGAATACAAGGACTGGTCAAAGGAGATGCGGAGCAACGACGAAGCCGAAGCCCCAGCACCCGCAGAGCAGGCCCGCAACGTGCCCGCAGCGATGGACGAGGACGACGTCAAGCCGTTCTAAGAAGACACGACGAACACCCCATCGGTAACACGGTGGGGTGTTTTTTATGGAGGTGAAGCAATGCTAGTACAAACTTTGCAAATCTACGGAATTGTATTTCAGGTCATCAACATTGTTGTATGTATTATTCTGATAATCATTTTCAAGCGTAGCAAATAATCTCAGAGGCGAACCAATGAAGTATCCCGAGCAATTTGCCGAGTTTCATACCTTGTGCAGAGAACTATACCAACAACACATCGCGAAGGCTGAAGCGTACGGAGCCAAGGCCGTGGGGCGCTTCGGGCTCTTTGGTGTCATCGTGCGCATGAGCGATAAGATGGAACGACTCATCACGCTCACCACGGAACCGCACACGGTCACCGATGACGAGAGCATCGACGACACGTTGCGCGATCTCGCAGGCTACGCCATCATTGCGCTGATTCTGCGCAGTGGGAAATGGGGGAAATAAGATGACCGAAAACTTTCAGCAAGCATCACGCAACGAAATCATGGCGCACTTGCGCGCGCTGTTACGTTTGTTGTGTGAAAACCATGTGAACATCAAGCGCGATGACGTGCGTGTTGAGTTGATTTGGACCGATGTCGAGGAGTACACGAGAGAACTCGACCAGCACATTAGCGCTGCGCTGAAAGCCAAAGAAGTTGCAGAGGCTGACGCACGACGCACACGAGCCGACCGCGACAAGGGCAACGAAATCATTGCATCACTGAATAAGACCATCGTAGAGTTGCAAGCAATGACTGCACAAACTGTGCCTCATATTTTTGTCGACCATCACAAATTTTTGAAGGTTTCAGCGCCAACGCTCATAGAGCGATGGAGTATTGAATCAATGGACGCATATGTTGACATCGCGCAGTATGCTGACAAATCAGGATACCGCGTGCTGGTGTTTCAAAAAGATGAATACGCTGATGTGCGCCACGTAATGGAGAATTGGCAATACCTCCACGAGCCAAGCATTGGTGAAATCATCGCTCGATTAACCAAACACCCTCAGCGCATATCTAAAGAGTCTGCTATGGTTTACGACGACGACGAATAGACACGACGAACACCCCATCGGTAACACGGTGGGGTGTTTTTTGTTTGCTCTTTTGCACCTTCGTGCTATAATGTTTTTTATCGTTCTCGATTATAGGAGGGATTATGGGACGGCTACGAAAAGACCAAGTACGCACACCGACGCACAAGTTTAGTGTCAATCTACCTGACGAAACTGTCAAGGC